TATTTTAAAAGATTTTCCCGAAGAGTTTTTAGAAATATTTTTCGGAAACAATTCGGAAAAGGAACCTATAGTAATTCCTAAATTTCTTTTTACTTTATCTGTTTCGTTATTCTTTTTTTCTTTCGGAACCAATTCTAAAAAATTAGATATAGCAGAGTTTATTTTCTTATCTACGTCTACAGGAACCAATTTCTTTTTTTTAGCTTTGGCCTTTTTCTCTTTAATGCTATCTATTTCTTTTAAGATACTTTCTAATTCTATCTCTTTATTTTCGGAAAGTTTTCTTAACAATGAAGCAATCTTTTCATTTGTCTTTGCTAAATCGTCTATCAACTTAGGATTTATTATCATAGGAAAGGGCTCGAAACAGGACTAGACATAGAAAAATCTTTAACTTTTTTAATCTTAATAGCAGATGCAAATGTAGGAAGAAATTGTTTCATCCAAAATGTTTCATCTAATGCACCATCATCCGAAGAAACTTGATTAGAAACTTTCAAAGAATAGTTAGATTGAATTTCCGGAGCAGCTTTAGGAACACGCATATCAGGAAAAGTATTGGCTTGAATATCAGGAGTAATTTTAGGAATTTGAACATCTGGAACTGGATTATATTGAGAAAGAACATCCGACGTTTCCGAAACATTACTATCAGATTTTTTATTAAACTTCATAAAATCTGGAGGGGTGGTTGTAGTTGGTTCTTTCTTATCTTTAATTCCTAAAAGTTTCTTACCAGCATCTCCAACATTCTTAATAATATCTTTAGCGCCATTTACAATCAACGAAGGAATGTTTTTAACCTTATCTCCGAAATCTCTCAAACTATTTTTAACACCATCAAACCATTCGGAAAGCCTATCAGAAATACTCTTCCCAAGATTCGTAAATGTGTTGTTAAACTTTCCTACAAACAAATTTATATTCTTGTTAAATCCAGTCTTAAAATCATTCAAAATAATTGCAAAAGAACTTCCTAAATCACTTTCCGAAGATGTTTTTAATAATCTATGATTCGGAACTATAACACCATCTCTATCAGGAACGAACAATTCTTTACCAGCCTCTCCAACCAAATATGGAGAATTTTTCTGAACATCTCCTCCGAATTGCCTAGGCTGAACTATTTGAGAAGAATCATCTTTATCTTCCGAAGAAAAATATCTATATGCGCCATAACTTGCTAATCCGGCCCCAGCAATAACCGCAGTAGCAGGATTAGCAATCTTTCCCAACATACTCCCAGCTTCACCAATTTCCCCCAACTCTCCTGCGCCAGATGCCACCGTTCCGGCTTCAGAAGCTCCACCAGCGGCTCCAGCACCCTTTCCGAATAATCCCTTAAGCTTTCCTAAAAGTCCTACAGCACCTGCTCCCCCGGCTCCAGCACCAACTTCTCCAGCACCAGTTAAAAGACTTGATATACCATTTTTAAGAAAATCAAAAATACTTCCAGACCCTTCCATAGACAAATTATCTATCTTAGAATCAATCTGTTTTAATACGTGTAATTGGTCCTCTTGTATATCTGCATGTTCTTCTTTTCTAGTAAAATCTAAAAGACTATTTGATTTAGGTTTCTCTTCAGTCTTAGAAAACATTTTCGAAAAATTTTGTAAAATACTTTTAGAAGAATCTTTCGCAAATGGAATCCTCTTCTTTTTAGCATCCTTTTCTTGAAACAATTTCTTCAAAGACTTTAGAGAATTTCCTACAACCTCTCCTATATCTTTTGTAGATTTAGAATTATCAAAACCTATTCTAAACTCTTTCTTAGAAAGTTTTCGAGAAGCTTCCGTAAGATTTTTCAGAATAATCTTTTTAGAAACCGTTACTTTCTTTTCTTGTATCTCGGTTTTTAATTCTGTCTTTCGTTCTTCTTTCTGCAATGCCTCTAATTTCTTAGTAGCATTCTTAATCTTATCATCGGCTTCTAATAATTTTTTATGCTCTTCAAAAATCTTCTCTACACTTTCTAATTCAGTTTTCGAAAGCGTTTCTAAAGTTTTATATATCTCGTTAAGTATTTTCGCAGCATCATTTGGATTCGGAGGCATGTGAATATTTATCTATATATCAAAACCTCGAACCATCCGCTACATTCTTTTTAGAAGTCTTTTCTTGAATCATTTTGAAATGTTCTTGAAGCCTAGCAAATTTCTTCTCTACTTCAAAAAATTCTAAATGATTAAAATAAGGAATATGGAGATGGAGACTCAGTTGAAACTCCATCTCTAAAATATCATCAAGCCCTATATCTGGGAAGAAAAAACTCCGGTCGAAAGCTAACTGGTATCTTGTTAACCTCGCCACAACTCTTACAAGAATGTTTAATCTCAGGAATTACTCCGAAATCCATTTCCAAAATCTTAGAGTGTAAATAAGCATAATCTTCGGGATCGTTTTCTAAAGATGCTATAAACTCACAAGCCTGTCTTAAAGAAACCGGAGACCCATCTACTAGTTTAATTGCGGAAGCCATTGCTAATACATCTTCGTCAATTTTTCCATAACCATTTTTCAAATTTTCTTGAAATGCCTTTACCTTATTCTCATCACGAATTCTAAGAATATCCAAAGTAAGTTTCTTATCACTATTCAAAAGCTCTAATTCCTTTTTGTCATAGTTTTCCGGAAGGTATTCTATATCAAAACTGTCTAAATCAAATTTATATTCATTCTTAGTTTCGCAATGATCGCAACTATATTTTGCAACGAAATTTGAATTCTTAAATGTGTTAGCCCTTAACCAAAATATTATGTAAACTTTATCAGCAACACAAATATCCTCTATATCTATACCTCTTAAAGTAGCTGTTAAAATATCTTTCAAAATAACATTGAAATTGTTTTCATTCATCGTTGTTAATTTTTTCACTTCAGATACTTTAAGAGTTCTTCCGAAAATCTTGGTTCCTTCTGGATACAACTTATAGCGAGAAGGAAGATCTTCAATCGGGAAAAAATTATCTTCAAGTTTTTGCTCTACAACTTTCGGAACTTCAACTACTTCATCTACATCAACCATTCTAGGTCTTTTAACTTTATCAACCATTTTTATATTACCTCAATTGTTAGAATTATTTATGATGGCTCTGGATAAGAATAATTAGGGTCGGTTAAAACAGCTTCTTCATAATCTGTTTGAAAATGGTCGGCTTTGAATGTTATGTCATATTCTATTTTTTCGGAAGTGTTATATGAATAAGTTGGCGTAGAGCTTTTTAAGAAATAACAATTTAAAAAACTTCGTCTATAAATTCTAGTTCCATCAGGCTTATAAACATCTACCACGATTCTATCTAAAACTGTTTCTGAATATTTGTGATAATATCCATCAGAACGAATATTCCTTTTTGTTAATACATCTATTAAAAATTGAATAGTTCCTTGGTCATCTTCTTCAAACTTTATGGTAAATGCAAAACCATGATGCTCTAATACTGGAAAGGTTTTTACGAAAGATCCTATTCTATATTCTTCATCTTTGAATTCATAATTAGGGATTTCTATAGATGTTGCGTAATAAGAACCTTTGTAAAGATTTGTGGTTCCAATTCCTAAATATCCCAAGTCAGACAATTCAAAGACAACTACATAATTGTAGGACCTTTGAATTGTCTTGCTTAAGTAAAAGCTTCCGGTGGCTTTTGTTAACGGGCCATTATCTATTTTATTAGAGGCCACTTATTTCACCTCGTTTATACTAAATTTTCTGTAGAGATAATTGGTGAAGAAATATTACCATTGCCAATTTGAGGGTCGTCAGGAGAATATACCCAGAAATCATATTGGAATGTAGCGTTAAACTTTACAGAATCTCCGGCCTGATTGTAATCAATATTAACTTCAGCAACATTCTGCAACCACGCATTGTAAAGATAATACTTATTTGGTTCTGGAGTAGGATCAGTTCCAACACCACCATTTTTGTAGGCAGTAATTATGATATGGTCTACAATCCCGGTTCCGCCGACGTTGCTTGCTGCATTGGTTCCACGTTTCTTTGTGTACTGGGAATGTCCAGCAGTAACATCAAATATTTTTTGTTGCCAAGCATATAAAAATGTTGCTACGTTTTGACTTTCAGTTTCTTCAAAAGTAATATCCGAAGTATTTGAAAATGTAGGTTTTCCAGGAAAAAACTGTTTCATGGCACCGAAACTAGATTCTATAGCTTCATTACCACGTTGAGGGATTGTGAAAGAACGCGCTCTCAAAGTAATATCATCTTCGTTCCAACCAATTAAAGAACCAGCATTTACGAAAGTTACTTCATAATTATAGTTTCTCTGAATATCGGCAAAGTTCCTGATATTCCTTCCTTCTATGTATAGTCCACCCGGCATGTTTTATCCCTCACTCACGGAAACAGAGTCCGAAGAAATTGTTACTGTCAAACTAATAAACTCGATTGTGTATGTTGGCTGAATATATACAGCAACATTTAAGATATTCTGAGCAATGGTTGTAGAAGTGTTATTCGAATTATCACAAACAACTCGGAAACTCTGAACACCATTTCCTGCAAGAACACTAGAAAGGAACGCATTTATTAAAGAACTTACACGCTCCCTAGCTTTCGCAGTATTTCCCGTGAACAAGAATCCATTAAGAATTGAAGTAATATT